CCGTGAAAGTCTGTTTCTGATAATCTAATATTTCTTTTTCTTCTTAAATTTGCCATAGATTGATCAAATTCTACTTCTGGTATTTTAGCTTCTATGTCAGCTTTAGGAATAGGTGTAGTTCCTTCTAACCAATTAATAGTGCAATTATCTATATTACCATCATCATTAATAACATTTACTTTTGCATTAGGATTAATTTTTAAAATAGCTTTAGTTATCATTATCCAGCTACCTCCATTAAAGTTACTACTGTTTGGGTTGTTCCAGTTGAATTTATATAACTTGTCATATTACTTGCGGTGTAAGCATTTTTAAATTGTAGTTTAACATTACATTCACTTGTGGTTGATGGAGACCATAAAAAATTAAAACTATCTGAAGAATGAAAATCCGGTTGGTCTGAAGCATCATATAAACCAGTAAAACCATTAGTTGTAAGAGAAGAATAACTTCCCGATCCTATTTTTCCTTGCACATCTAAAGCAGTTCTAGCTTGTGCATCTGACCCAGCAAAAGAAAATTGAATTGTAACAACTCCAAAAATTTTAGAAGAAGTTGCTGATGGAGTTATTGCTATTTCCCATGCAGAACCACTTTTTTCTACATCTGCATAAGTTGTTGAAGTATTACTTTGATTGTAAGTAGCTCCTGAATCACTTACCACTTGTAAAATTTTACCTGTTGCAATAGCGCCTGGTAAAGCTGTAACGGCATTTAAAGTTGCATTAGCTACATTACCTTGTGGTATTGTACCTGTTAACATGTTTGCTACGTCTATTTTACTTAATGCCATAATCTATGCTCCTATTAACTTATATGCTCCGAAAACAGAATTTTGTCCAACATCTGGAGATCCTGTCGTTGTATCTATTGTTGCAAATACTTCAAGATAATCGGTTGTATTAAAATCTATAACTTGAGTTATTGTTACAGAGGCATTTGCTCCAGGATTAGAAACAAAATGAATTAATTGTGTTGTTCCAGTTTGATAAGCACTTCCATTTTTATAAAATTTTATTGCTAATAAATTTAATGTAGATGCACCATCATTACCACCTCTTATTGTTGAATAGCATAAATATTTTCCAGCCACTCCTGGAGTTAGCCTGTAATTACTACTGTTATCATAAATAGAATCTGTATCAAAAGCTTCTGTATCAAATTGAACTTTTGTAGCTGTGTTGTCAGAGATAGCTTGATTATCTGATCTGTATGCTTCAAAAGCTGGAGTCGATTTCAAAGCAGCAGCATTAATAGTAACATTCCCCGAACCATCACTCGTCATGATAGCGTTGTTGCCAAAATCTTTATATTCGTTTACTTTAATAATTGATCCCATTATGCTCCTATTAATCTACTTCCAAAAAATTTATGTCTTGTTACGTTAGAGTTTGAATTTACTGCACCACCACTACTTTGATATGTATAAATTTCTACATAATCTGCTGCATCTAAATCCAATTCACACGCTATTATTCCTGCTGATAAAGCATCTCCTAAATCCAGCCACCCATCAGTTCCATCAAAAGAATTACTTCCATTTACATAAATCCCTATATGAAGATCGTTTACATTTGAAGCATATCCAAATTGAGCTCCAATTAAATATTTTCCATCCATGCCTGTGGGTACAACAAATTTAGAGTTACCTGCATCATAAGCACTGTTAGTATCATAAATTTCTGTTGTAAAAGTTACTTTAGTTGCTGTTGTGTTAGGAATAGATTGTGCTGATCCACCAGCTACAGCTAAAAAACCCGGAGTGTTAGATATATGGCCGGATATAGTAACACCTGTAGGAACTGTAAAAGTCTCTCCTGATGTACCAAGAGTCACTGTTCCTGATCCAGATATCGATTGTATGTTTGTTGTTTTAAGTGTTCCCATAATATTCCTTTAATCAAATAATTTATATGCAAAAAATGTTGATTGTTGATTTATTGCTGAATCCCCAGAAGCAGCATTTACCATTCCATAAACTTCAATATAATCTGCAGCTGATAAAATTCTAATTCCACCTATATAATAATTTTGGTTATAATTAGCATCTAAAGTGTCAGATGTTTTATATCTTACTCTTAAACTTAATTGATTTTCAGCAGAGCCATTTACATATACTCTTGCAAACAATTCATAAAAATCGTTAGTTCCATATAATTGAACTGTGCTACCAATATAATATTTTCCACCCTCTCCGGCGGGTACTGTAAATCTTGAGGTGCTTGTATCGTATGCTGAATTGGTATCAAAATTTTCATTTGTAAATGCAATTTTTGTATGTGTATTTATACTCCAAGTTGGATTAGAGGTATTATTAGCATGAAAAGCTGGTTTTAACGTTTCCCCAAAATTTGTTGCTGTTCCATTATTAGTAATCGTTGCGCCAGATGGAATAGTTATTGTATCTCCTGAAGAGCCTATCTCTAAAGCTGTTCCTGATTGCGGGTCTAATTTATCTACAAATAAAGTTGCCATATTATACTACCGTTAATGTTCCTTGTACTGTAACAGTGCCTGTCATACTAACAGGACCACACAACATCATATTGTCTGTTGCTGCAACAGTAATAGAAGTTGATATAGTTGCTAAATTTTCATAGCCACCATTGATTGATTTTATCATTCCGTATTCAATTGAATTTTCTCCAGGTGTAGTCGTACCTACAGCTTTACCTTGGTATACTACATAAACGTTATTAGTTCCTAAAGGAGGAGCTGCGGTAAAAACTAAACTAGTTCCACCTGTTACTGAATAAGCTGAAAACGGATCCTGACGGACGTTTCCAACGTAAACTTCAATTTCGTTAACGTTTCCTACAGATTGTGAAAGTGTAAAAGTTGTATTAGAATTATCGCCGCTGTACTGCGAAGAGTTCATGGTCAATAAATTATTTTTTGGTCTATTTCCTAAATACGCCATGAATTCTCCTATGTACTTATATCATCTACTGCGCCTACTACTGTATCTAAAGATGACGCTGTATCTGATTTGACATACAGTTGATCTCCAGAAGCAAGAACAATCTTACTGCCCCCATCAATTAATTCTAATGATCCGCCACTTACGATTGGCGCATTTTTAATTAGATAGTAATTAGAGCCACCTCTTTCGATATAAGCTTCTACTGTTATTGTTGATGTTAAAACGTTTGCCATTCTCACACTAATTAAACAGTCAATACTATTAGTAGCACCACCTAAAGCGTCTACTGCTGCTGTTCCTGTTAATCTTGTAATGTAATTTTTAAAATTCTGTGCCATAATTTCCTTATACTAGAGGGCAATCGACATTGCAATCACAAATCCTGAGCTTACTCCACTGGATGTTGCCCATTCGGGAGCCGTTCCTCCTGAATTCATTTGTAATACCTGAAGTGCTGATCCTTTCGCTAATCTAGCTGGAGTATTATTTGCTGATGCATATAAAATATCTCCGGCTGTTGTTAATGTCATATCCGTAGTTTTAGATGCTGGTAAAGTACAAAATACGTTTAAAGTACCACCACCAAAACTAACCAAGTTATCTGAGTTAGAACTTGTAATCGCAGTTCTAGAAAGAGTATCCGGAGTTGAATCAGTTACTGTACCAGTTCCGACTTCCCAATTAGCAGTTCCTTCTTCATGAATTGCATAATAAGTTGTGTTTCCTGTTCCAACACCAGCAACAAAAGTATCCCAACCTGTTACTGCTCCTGCTAAATTTAAAGTTCCAGTTCCTGATGTAGTACTGGTTTCTCTAACCCTGTCATTTAAAACTAAAGCCATTTTTTATCTCCTATTACGCCATGCTTAAAATAGCATCACCTGGTGTGGATGGATTAGGGAAAGTAATTTTAAATGTACCATTCGTACAAGTTTTATTTCCTCCAAAATCTAACACAACAACTAATCTATCAGCTGTACTGTCTACAGTTGAACTATTATAAATTACTCCATAAGCTGCAGTAAAAGTAGCAGAAGTCCATTCTGTATCTGCAAAGTCAACGGAAGCTACTGCTGTTGAACTTGCTACTGCTTGTGAAGTTAAAGTATTTCCACCTGTAGAGTATCCAGTTCCAGATGTACCTACTTGGTTAGCAGTTCCTGAAGTGTAAACTGTTGAAGCAGTAGAATACGGTGCACCAGATCCAGCTGTATACAAAGCTAATTTAAAAGTGTTTCCTCCAGACGCAAAATCATGATGCGCTGAAAATAAAGAACCTCTAAAAGAGTTAGGTATTACGTTTGCCATATTTATTTATCTCCTTAATAATCTGATGGACTTGGTGATTTGAGAGGTGTACGAATAACTCCATCTTGGAATTCGTCCCTACGTCTTCGACCTTGTTGTTCGATCGCATACGTTTGTAAAGCATCATTAAATTGCTGCTGATAGTATTGTACCATATCTGCAGGTCCTTTCAAGTACCCATATGTATTTATCAAACATCCATATAAAAGTAAATCTTGATATTTATTAGATAGATAAGTTCCGTTTGTAGCAGCGGGCGCTGCTGTAGGGTTAGTAGTATCTG